CGATTGAGCCAGACGGTCGCGGAGCCGGATTCTTGCGGAGCGTGCCACCACCTGCCGTGATCTGCGAGCCTTTCTTCGGCAGTTCTCCGAAGGAATGGATACTAATGGATAACAAGCACTCACTACTAGCCGACGTATACGCACAGGCGATTGTCGAATACTTTAACAACGCATGAGGAACTACCTGATAAGTGAAGAAATTAAAATCAGTCATGGTCGCGGGTCAGCGAATCAAAATCCAAAAGACTGATCTAGATTCTTGTTACGGGCAATACCTACACGACAGAAAAACAATTCAACTCGATACCAGCTTATCTGATAAAGACCTTATACCGACCTTACGTCATGAAATGTTACACGCCGCCTTTCATATCTCAGGCATCTCGTTCTGCGAGAGCTTTCAGGAAGAAGCCTGTATTCGTTGCATCGACGAGGTTTTCTTTCCAGCCTACGAACGAATCCTTAAACGCTTAAAATGAAAAAGAAATCAAAAGTAAACGAGGCAGGCAACTACACGAAGCCGGAGCTTAGAAAGCGTTTGTTTAGACAAATCAAAGCCGGAACAAAGGGCGGTAAAGCTGGCCAGTGGTCAGCCCGCAAAGCACAACTACTAGCAGCACGATACAAGAAAGCAGGAGGAGGATACAGAGACTAATGAAACAGTTCAAACCACACATGATGTATGATAAGTCCGGTAAGGGCTACAAGGCTAACACCTACGAGCAGCACCTTGCCATGAAGAAGAAGGGCTACGGCCACACTAAGCCGTCTACTAAGAAGAAGGCTAAGAAGATCATCCGTAAAAGGTCCGGTTACTAATGCCTAAGAAAGCTTCACAGAGATCTCTCGACAACTGGACACGAGAGAAATGGGGAACCAAATCCGGTAAGCCTTCACTGAAGACGGGAGAGCGGTATTTGCCGAAGGCTGCGCGTGAGGCTTTGACTGACGAAGAGTATGCCCGAACTAGCCGCAAGAAGCGGAAGGGTATGAAGTCTGGAAAGCAGTTCGTCAAACAACCTAAAAAGATTGCGGAGAAGACCGCAAAGTATCGGAGCAAAAAAAAGCTCCTAAAGAAGGCACGTAAGAAAGTGCGGAAAAAAGCGCGTAAGCGCAAATCATGAGTCGATTTATACTCTACAAACCTACGCCTGAAGATGTCGCTGAAGCGTGTCGAAGGTCTGACGCTCTAGGCGAGCTAAAGACATCATTCACTAACGGCAAAGGCAATATGACGGGCTTCTTAGGTGAGGTCGCCTTTGAGAATATCTTTAAGCAGTTTAACTACGTCGGCGATAAGTCCTACACCCACGACTACGAGTACAAAGGTATCAAGGTTGATGTTAAGGCTAAGAGCTGCAACACACCACCTAAGTTGAACTACAACGCTTCCGTCGTTAAGACTAAGTTCAGCAAGTTTGAAGCCGACGTGTATTTCTTCATGCGCGTCCACAAAGGTCTACGGAAGGTATGGCTTTGTGGGTGGACACCTAAGAAGACCATCATACACAAGAAACGGTTTAACGAGAGAGGCACTCTCGACAAAGACGGATTCCGTTTCAAGGCTGATGGATACAACATAGAGATTAAGAGGACTCGTCGGCCAGACGCTTTCGAGTCACTCCTCCTCCGGCGGTAATTGTTTGTGGTGGATGTGGCCCGTCCTTTTAAAGACGGGCCTTATTCCGTTCGGTGCTACGAGGTCTACGAATTCACTTAGGGGAGCGTCTACGTAAGCGTCTATGATGGACGGATCTCCTCCGACTTTCTCCATAGCTTCACGTAGGTCCACCCAGAACTCACCGCAAAGTTCCTGCCTCCTGATCTGAAGATCTTCGTTTGTCATCCGCTTGGTAACCTATATCGTATATCTCACTGAGGTCAATGCTCCACAATTTTCCGCCGCCTTGCCCTCTAGAGTTGATCGGCCTGATGTTACTGTTTACTGATCCAGCTTCTTCAAGAACTGACATACCTCGTCTGATAAACTCTAGGTTATTAGACATACCGACATTCCGACCGTCGTTAAAGGCGTGTATCGCAACTTGGAATTCAGTAAGAGTTCCCGACCACTTACCAAGATCCGGTGCGCTATTCCGACACCGCTTACAGAAGAACTCGACTAGTTCAGCTACGGTGCTTCGGTAACTGTTGTCATAAGCCGCGTCAGCGATCAGAGGTTCGATGTAACTCTGAACACCAAAACGACCCACGTCTTCAACTTCAGGGTGGGGTTTGTAATCCAACAAGAACTTAGCGAAGTGGGGTAACTCATCTTCAATAGTCGCTTCAAGTTGGTAGTTTGGTGGGAATGATGTCGTTGAAGTTTCTGAGATTAACAACGCCATAAGCTTATCTCGGTTACTTGAGTCAAGTGATGGGATCACCGATAACGAGTTGGCGTCCATGTTCAATGACAACACAACACGTCCTGTCCAAGGCACTGATAAAGCGTCAGCATACTTTGCCTGATACTCGACTCTCGGATTAGCCACCGCACGCTTGAGTAGTTCAGTCGCACGTCTTTGGTCTTGAAAGCTAGCTGCTGAGGTCGTATCGTCAATCACCCACGATGCGACACGACCTAAGTCCTTGTTGAATTTCGTGTGACCCCCTAAGTAGTCACTCGCATCAGCAAAACCCCCCACGAGTCCGCTGATAACTTTGTTACTCAACAACGACTTGCCGCGACCTGTTGGTCCGACCAGCAGCAAAGCTTGCCCCTGTAAGGGTTTTCTTTCTACAACAGCGTAGTAAAACCTCTTCATCCATGCGTAGAAGTAATCTATAGAATCATGCTTGCTGTTGTTTACGAAAAGTTGATTAAACCAATTATGAAGGAAGGGCCAATTGGATGGGTCACCATCTGCTGCTGCGTCCACCGGACACAGAGTCGAGCAGTTGAGAATCCGGCTACCGTTGTAGGAAACAACACGATCACTTGAGAACACGACTGGTGCGATCTCATCGATACGGTTGTTGTTACTGATTACCAACACAGCGTTTTCTACCTCACTGATACTCTGGCCACGCCTAACTCTGACAGAAAAGCCTGCCTGACGTAGCTCTAATAAAAGCTGATCTTTCGGTATCGAGACAGCGTTTCCGTATAAGAGCTTGAAGAAAGTTTTACCGTTAAACCAGTACTCGTCCAGTAGCGTCGCTAACTTTTGAGTTTCGTAATCCTTTACAAAAGCCCCACCAAAGATGTCCGACCAGCTCATGAACCCTTTACCCGCTCTGTCACTGTAGCAGACCACTCCATCCTCTACGACCTGACAACCTTCGCGATCAATGCCGTCATCGATCCAGAACAACGGACCTCTGGCTCCGACTTCAAAATCACCGAACCACCGATTCGGGAATCGGGATTCGACTTCTTTTGAAACTACATCGATTGGAATACACGTCTCAGCAGACTCTGGTGGTTTCGACTCTGCTGCTTTCGCTATTGCTGCAAACACGATTGAGTCTGGAAGTTTATTGCCATGCTGCTGCCAATCTACTCCTAGTTCAAAATATTGGTTCGGTCGGAAAGACGACTTATCAAAACCAGCAAACAAACTTGACGCTTTAATAAGTTTATCGATTGCCATGACGAAGGATTCATACATCGACGGATCAACCGGAATTGGGTTCTCAAACTCCCATACAAGTCTAAGGTAATCACTCTGAGTCCTCGACGACCACGTTGGTAACGGGCTGCTGTTACAGGCTGTGCCTAGATTCGCTTGGAAGGTATCCCATTTAACAGGGGCGTCGTAGTCCGCAACTATGCCGTAGACTATGTGGACGGGGTTATCAGACGTTACTCTTTTAGAAGGAGTCCGACCCTCTACACACGAATAAAAGACGTGCTTTGTGTTTATGTTACTACACCAGTCTCGGTATAGTGCCTTCTTCTTAAAAGCAGGTTTCTTCGATTTCACTTGGCTCAAGTCTTCTATTTTTGAAGTCTTTGAGTCTCTCAGGTTTTTTAATGTTCGATAGGTCATTATTTTGTATATTTATTTAAGATTTCTCCTTCTGCATCTAATGGAATATCGGGTATCCATTCTGGTGGGGTAGACATGATTTTAACAATTTGATTTAGGGTTTCGTCTGCTACTTCTTCGTCACACTCGCAGACGACTTCATCGTGGACGTGGAAGATTATGTTGATGTCAGCCTTCTCAATCTGAAGCATCATAAAACTGAATATATCACGAGCCAAAGCTTGTGAAGCATTTTCTGCTAGAATACCGCCCCATAGGGTGACATGCCTTTTTTTGCCGTTTCTGTTTACTGTTACTTGATGCCTAGATCTACCTGTATCTTTGTCCTGTTGTTGTAAGACAAAGCCGTAGTTGAGGGTACGGCCTGACGGCAACTCAAGCTTCAACTTAATGTCTTCGTTGTTTTTCAAGTCTACCCCATCTGACATGAGGCCGAGGCCGATTAGTTTAGAGTCGTAGTTCTCCCATAGCTTAGGAACTTTATAAATTTTCTCACGGTATAGGGTGACAGCTTCTTTAGCCTCTTTCTTTGGCATGTTATACATCTGCGCGAACTTTTTATATCCCGCACCGTATCCGCAGCCTAAGACTAACGCCTTAACTTTGTGGCGTAATTTTGCGTCTTCTTTTTTCAAGACACCTTTATCAGATGACCACAACCCGAACTGGATAGCGAACGCTTCGTAAATGTCATCAGATTTTGCGATAGCGTCCATAGTGTCTCTATCCTTAGCTAACCAACAAAGGGTTCGGACTTCGATCTGCGATAGGTCAACCACGACTAATTTCTTACCTTTAGGTGCGGTAATGAGCTTCCTCATATTCACACCGAACATCTCGTCACGGGGTAAGTTCTGTAGATTCAGATTCCCACCACTACCGCTGAACCGTCCGGTATGTCCACCAAAATACATGAGACCACCGTAGTATCGGTCGTCGGGCATAGTAGCGTAGTCGAAGCTATCAAGCTTCTTTTTAATAGAGTTGATCCTCCTCCAGTTAGAAACTGACTCTATCCATGCGTAAGACCTCCCATGTTTTTCAATCCACGCTTGAGCGTCTTTATCTGTCTTAGCAAGAGACGCAGGTGGTTCGATGCCGATCTTATGGCACTCCTCGTCGAATGCTTTCCGACTCAAAAGAGGTTTCTCACCCGCCCAAGGAATTGATTTCTCCGCTTGGAACAAGCGTTCGTTAATTGTCTCTCGTGCTTCTTTAAGAGCTTCTAGGTCGATAGGGATACCGCGCTGAACTACACGTCGGTTCATGTTACTTATGCTCCGCTCAAAGTCTGGCCACTTTGGAGAGTACTCCTGCCAGAGTTTAAGACACAGCTCTGAGTCTTTTAGTGCATACTCAAGGACTTCTTTTCGGAAATCTTCAGACATCCCCGTCCACGTCTTACCTGACATATTGTCACGGGTCGATTTCTCAACCTCAATACCGAAAGCTTGGGCCGTAGCCCCTTTAAGGGATCTAGGTAAACCACACGCAGCAGCCATGTCTGCGGTGCAGTGCCATTCGGCTGGCTCTACCTTCGGCCACCACTTCTGTGTTACACCGTAAAGGTAAAGGGTTTCATCAAAGCTAGCGTTGTGGCTAAGAACAATCTGTCCTTCTAACAAGGACCAGTCAAAATCTTCAGGGTGGCCGACCCATTCATATCCGTCATCACCGACTACGCTTACCATATAGGCGTCGAAGTCGTAGTGAGAAAAGTAACCTAAAGGCCCAAGCTTGCGAATAGAGCAGTGCTTATCGTAGTAGGTTTCAAAGTCTAATGCGTATGTAATCATATAAGTTTATTTGTGAGCAGAAAAAAGCCCGTCGCAAAGAGAAGACTAAAAAACTCTGCGACGAGCTTGCTTTCTAACTACTAGTATTAGGAATCTAGATCTAATTCTTTCTGCTCTCCCGCAACGTGGATTAGTGCTTCACGCACTACCTGCAATTTACGTAAGTTGGATTCGATCTGTGACTTTTGGTCACTTACTTCTTTTATCATCCCGTCGAGCATTTCAATCTCCTCAAGGAGAAGCTCACGGACTTTCTTTTCTTTTTCCTCTTCAGTCATAATTAACCCCCAAAGTTTTTGATGAACTCAAGAACATCTTCGTCTGTTTCTTCCGAAGTGACGGTGAGACTTGGATTAAACCAAGTGTACTTACCCTTCGACAACTCTTCGGAAACGAAGTTCCATACCTTAGCACAGATAGGGATATTCGGCTGGAAAGCAGCGTTGGTAGCAAGACGTTTGTAAGTAGAACGGTAAGCGTTCTTCCCCACGTTAATCTTACCCAAAGCGTATCGGTTTCCTCCGATAACGAGTGAGAATGCTGACTCGTCGTCGTTACCTTCCGGCTGGCGGAGTAGTAACGTAATCTCAGCAAACTCAGTCATCTCCCATTCTGAGTCGTCAGAAATAGCTTCTGACTCTTCTTTGGACCACGCAATACGTGGGACTTCATCTTCGTCGAACGGGATATTCTCCCTCCAGCCTTTTTGAGCAACAACTGCAATTGCAGCTACTGCTTCGTTAGGTCCAGCGATCACATGCTGACGGTCAAAGACGATTGCTCCAACTGGGGCGTCGCCTTGAGACATCTTCTGTGACACGTTGATACGAGGTATCTCGATGTCACTGTGATCGATTTCGATTCCGATATTTACATTAGTCGAGAGCTGGGTCTCGACTTCCTTCACTTGTGTAGCTT